AAATGCGAATCCTAGACCCGAAGGTACTCTTGAATTTGCAAATTCCTTGTTTGGAACTCACATGACGGTTGATTATAGAGATACCACCGCTAAGTTACTTTGTGTTTTCAGTTACAAATCAAGTGAACATTTAGCAATCAATGATAATATAGATTATAGATATAGAGATGATGCGTTTGACATGAGAAGAGTAACAGATAACCCTTTGATTGATAAATTAGAAGGAAAAAATAACTGGGATAAGTCAAACAAAGTAGTAGGTTTTAATATTGACATCGGTCCACAAAATCAACAGATTTTCACGCAATTTGATGTTTCTCAAGAGGTGGGAGAACCCACTCAAGAGAGTTTGGAAATATTAAACCAAATGGCAAACCTAAACAGAAACAGAAGTCAGTCATCACAAAGTGTGTCTTTATTTAATTTGTATAGAAACAGGTCATATAAATGTTCTGTGGATATGCTTGGAAACGCACTGATTCAACCCCTTATGTATTTTAATTTAAGAAATGTACCAATGTTTTCAGGACCATATATGATCACCAGTGTCAAACATAGAATAAGTGATAATGGTTTCACAACTACTTTTGATGGAGTTAGACAACCATTTTACAGTATTCCAAAAATTGATTCTTTTTTACAAGGTTTATCAACCAAAATACTAAAATCAGTCAAAGAACAAATTGAAAAAAATGAAGTCGCAGCACTAAAAAGTCCCAACAATATTTTCAATCAACAAAAAGCAATTGTTAATAGTGTAGTCAATGGAATTGGTACATTGACTAAAAATCAAGAGTGTAAAGATAAATTGAACTCAGTCTACATAAATAAATTTGTACCCGTCACCCCAACCAATAGGCAAGTTACACCAACAATATTAGGTGATAATATTACTAAAAGTGTTTTAGACAGATATCCGTCTTATAATGATGTAAATAAACTTTCTCAACAAAAGGAATTAATTGCATTTTTGTTTTCTATAATTTATATTAATAGTTTCGATGGAAATAAATTCACAGCACCTGATTTTAATTACGCTGGGATCAAACTTCAAGAATCCTTTTCACAAAACGGAGAAACCAATTTTAACAAAAAATATTTTTGTACTTCACAAGGACAAACACTCAATGTACCCTTAGCATCTTTTGATAATTCTGGGACTTTTATATCATTTCTAGTTGATTTAACTAAAAATTTGGCACCATCATTAATAAGTGCCAATCCAACACAAGATAAAGTAACAAGAGTACAAGTTTTCACTAAAACCTATATATTGAATTTTCCTAAAAACCAACCATCAGACGTTTATGACCAAATGAGTGAGCAAGATAAAAAAACAATAGAAAACAAATTTAGTACTGCTCTTAATTATTTTTACGGGTTATTAAACATTACTTAATTGTTTTTATTGTATATTGAAGTATTTATAAATAAAAAATTATGAACACAAAATTAATATTAGACAGTTATTTAGGAAAAGATTCCAAAATTACTGAAAAAGATTTGGGTAATGGATCCAAACAAGTCTGTGATTTGGATACAGGAGATTGTTACACTATAAGAATGAAAGATGGTTTAATTGAGAGGGTTGATAATACAGTGAATCAAAATAGAAAAATCAACGTCGAAACAAAAACCGGCATAAAACAATTAATAAATGGTTAAGTAATGAGTGCAGGAAAAAAAATTTTAGAAGAAATTACAAGATATAAAAGAATTAATAAATATATTACAGAACAAGGAGCACCTGTTCCTTTACCAGGTGAAGAGGAAACTGCAGGACCACCAACTGATTTAGGTGCTTTAGTACCTGAACCAGCAGGGGATGTAGGAGCACCCCCAGTTGCACCACCCGCAGCACCAGTAACAGGTGAAACAGAATCGGAGAAAGTGGATATTGAAACTGACGATGAGGTTGAAGAACTTGGTAAAGATGAGGAAATCAATCTTGAAATTACTGACTTAGTAGATACACAAAAACAATCTGCAGAAAAACAAGAAGAATACTTTAACAATTTATTTAATCAACTTCAGAATCTAGAAACAAAACTAGCGGATATGGATCAATTAGTTGATAAACTTAATAGTTTGGAATCTAAGATTGAAAAAATGAGACCCAAAACACCTGAAGAAAAGTTGGAACTCAGAAGTATTGATTCCGGACCGTTCAATCAAAAACTTACAGATTTCTTTCAAGACAAAGAAGAAGATTTTCAAAAAACAGGAAAAGACCAGTATGTTTTGACTACTGACGAAGTTGAAGAATTTTCACCAAAAGAAATTCGAGACACCTTCGATGAGTTCCAAGACGAAGAAAATTTTAGAAAATTTTATTAGTAAATAAAGAAAGATCACAAAAAAGTGGTCTTTTTTTTTTATCACCCTGTTGACACAACTATTTTTTTTTCTTATTATTATCACATAAACTTTTAATTATTTAATTTATGGCGACAAATGTTTTAGACGCAGTACTCTCCCAGTACGAAAATTCAAAAAAGGGTGCATCATCCACCTCGGGAATGTCTCAAGAAGAAAGATTGAAAAAGTACTTTGCTGCGGTTCTTAAAGAATCGGAGAAACAAGGACAAAGAAAAATCAGAATCTTACCAACCTCTGATGGTACTTCACCTTTTAAAGAAGTGTGGTTCCACGAAATTCAAGTGGACGGTAAATGGCAAAAATTTTATGACCCGGAAAAAAATGACAATGAAAGATCCCCATTAACAGAAGTATATGAGGCATTAATGTCTACTGGAAAAGAATCCGACAAAGAACTTGCTAAACAATATAAACCAAGAAAATTTTATATTGTAAAAGTTATTGATCGAGATAATCCGGAAGATGGTGTTAAATTTTGGAGATTTAAACACAACTACAAACAAGAAGGTATTCTTGATAAGATTATCCCTATTTGGAAGGCAAAAGGAGATATCACCGACCCATCTAATGGACGTGATTTGATCTTGGAATTAACCAAGGCTAAAACACCAAAAGGGGCATTTTATACAGTTATCCAGACTGTAATGTATGACGACCCAAGTCCAATTAGTTCTGATTCACAAACATCAGATTCGTGGGTAAATGATGAGTTAACTTGGCAGGATGTTTATTCTAAAAAACCTGTTGAGTACCTTGAAGCAATTGCTAAAGGAGAAACTCCACGGTGGGATTCAGAGAAAGGATCATACGTTTATGGTAACCTTACTGAGTCACAAGTCTCAATGGGTGGTAGTAATGCGACCCAAACAAAAGTAGAAGATCCTCAACAATTCGATCAAGAGGATGATGAACTTCCATTCTAGGATTAATTACAATCAAAACCCCCCACCAAAAGTGGGGGTTTATATTAACTTTTAAATAAAAAAAAATGAACGAATTTGTTGCAAAAAAACTTAAAGAAGCATTAGTTAAAAAATACGAAGCGGAAATTGCGGATGCGGAGGCAAGACTTCAAATTTACTTTACATCCCCGGTAGGTATTGGAGAACACCCACAACATACTGAAGAAATGGATAATTTAGTAGAACAACTTACAAATGCAAAAGATAAATTAGAAACAATCAGTAATTTAAAAATCTACGAATAACAATGGCAATTAGAAAACGAGAATTCAAATTTGATGACATAAAGTCAAAGTTCTCAAGTAAGACAAAATATAAACCCGAATCTTTTTATAATTGTGGTGAGGCATTTATGGAGGCATCGGGACTTCCTGGACCTGTCATGGGTGGTATAAATATGTTTTTAGGTCACTCAAACAGTTCTAAAACTACCGCAATGATCCTTGCTGCCGCTGATGCTCAACGAAAAGGACATTTACCCGTTTTTATTATTACTGAAAAAAAATGGAATTGGGAACATGCGGTTGAATTAGGTCTTGAGGCAACAAAAAATGAAGAGGATGAGTGGGAAGGTATGTTTATTTTTAATGACTCGTTCGAGTACATTGAACAAGCAACTGAGTTTATTAACGAAATAATAAATGCCCAAGAAAAAGGTGACATCCCTTATAATATATTATTTCTATGGGATTCAATCGGTTCAATTCCCTGTAAACAAACTTTTGATGGTGCTGGGGGTGGTATGCATAACGCTAAAGTTTTGGCAGATAAAATTGGTATGGGAATACACTCAAGAATATCAAAGTCAAAAAAAGAAGATTATCCTTACTACAATACCTTAGTTGTTGTGAACCAACCATGGGTACTTTTACCCGATAATCCATTCGGACAACCTGAAATTAAAAGTAAGGGTGGGGAGGCTATTTGGTTAGCAAGTAGTTTAGTGTTTTTATTTGGAAATCAAAAAAAGGCCGGTATATCACATATAGATGCAACCAAAAATGGTAGAAAAATTTCATTTGCAATTAGAACCAAAATCTCAATTCTAAAAAATCACGTAAATGGTTTAGGTTTTAAAGACGGTAAAATTGTCGCAGTTCATAATGGTTATATTAGTGATACGAAAGAATCATTAGAAAAATACAAAAAAGAATTTTCGGATTACTGGGAATCAAAAATGGGTGGTAGTGAATTCACACTAGAGGAATCTCAAGAAAATGAGTTTGAGTAAAAAATTATACTAACTAACAACCATACTGGGTAGTTGAGAATATGAAAAAAGGAAACAAAATTGTCGAACCATCTAATGGTGAAATAAATGAGTAAAACATTATTAGTAGACGGTAATAACTTATTAAAAATTGGATTTCACGGAGTTAAAGATTTCTATAACAACAAACAACATGTGGGTGGAATTTGGCACTTTTTGAATACTTTAAGAAAGTTCATTGAAGAAGAAAAGATAAGTAAAGTCGTTGTGTTCTGGGATAGTTCTACATCATCCACTAAAAGGAGGATCTTGTACCCCAAGTACAAACTTAACAGAAAACAACCTAACCAAGAAATTCAAGAAGAATCTTTTCAATTTCAAAAAAATAGAATCAAACAATATCTTGAAGAAATGTTTGTCAGACAACTTGAAGTTGATCAATGTGAGGCTGATGATTTAATTGCTTATTACTGTCATATTTCAGAGGACGAACAAAAAATAATTTTTTCTAGTGATAGAGATCTCACACAATTAATTGGTGATAATGTATCTATTTACTCCCCATCCGTAAAAAAGATCTATAAGAAGGGGGATAATATTAAATTACATGAAGTTGAACTTCCCCATTACAATATTAGAACTTATAAAATATTAACTGGTGACAATTCAGATAACATTGATGGGATTTTTATGTTAGGAGAAAAAACTTTATTAAAATTATTTCCTGAGTTCCTTGAATATCCGGTAAAAATTTCCGATATTTTACAAAAAGGAAAAAACTTACTCAAAGAACAAAAAGATAACAAAACGATACAAAATTTACTTTCAGGTAAAACTAAGGAAGGAATATTTGGACAAAAATTTTTTGATATCAATACAATGATAATTGATTTAGAAAATCCCCTTATTACTGAAGAAGGTAAACAAATTGTTGAGGATTATTATTCGGAAACTTTAGATCCAGATGGTAGAGGACATAGGAATCTGATTCGAATGATGATGGAAGATGGGTTATTCAAATTCCTACCAAAGGGAGACGAAGCCTGGGTGGTGTTTTTAAAACCATTTTTAAAGTTAACAAGAAAAGAAAAAACAAGATACAGAAATAAAAAATAAAACATAATCAAAATGAAAGAAAACCAAGAATTAACAAAAATTGAATTTTTACTCAAATGTAATGAAAATATCGTAGTTCAAAGATATTTTAATGTTAGAAACTTTAACAAAAATGCTCATAAATCTCAAGAGTTCTATGATTACATTAGAAAGTTTTGTTATTCCCTATCATACGATCTTAAAATGAGATCAGTTATTTATATGTTAGAGAATCAATATGAAATTAGTGAAAATCCAGAAGTCTTAAATACCTCGATCACTGATGGTGAAGAAGAATTCAATCTTATTATAAAAAATGGTGATACGACATTATGTCACAGAATTTTTGATGCAAAACCCTACCCACCAAAAGTTCGTTATACGGTTGATTTAAGACCAAAGTTAAAAACTATTTTATCGGAATTGACTGACATTTTTTCCTCTAAAAATTTTAATTTTGATTATCCTCAATTTATTAAAAACTAGTAGTATTTATCTTTACAAAGATTAAAAAAACCATGGCGACAGAGAAAAATTTTGAATACTTAGGACAACAATTTCAACTACAACTTCTTAATCAAATTATTTTAGATAAAGACTTTTCTAATACGATTATTGACGTTATTGAGACCAAATATTTTGAGAATAAATATTTTAAACTTATCATCCAAATGATACGTGAATATTACTCAAAATATGACCACACACCTTCTTTTGAAACTTTAGAACAAATTACTAAATCCGAACTTCAACAAGAAATGGCATCCAAAGTAGTTTTGGATACGATAAAAAAAATTAAAGATGTGACCATCGATGGTGTTAGTTTTGTTCAAGACAAAGCACTAAAATTCTGTAAACAAGAAGAGTTAAAAAAGGTTATGACTCAAGCCCAAAAAATTATTGATGGAGGTGAGTTTGAAAACTATGATACTCTTGAAGAAATGGTT